AGGACCGGTTGCGCCCCATTGGTAGGGTTCCGAGGAACCGGGTCCCCTTTCGGGGATTCGGCCTCCAAGGAAATCCTTTACCTGGAGCATAAGCAACCACGGCCAGGTCCTTTGCAGGACTTGGCTAGCGCACACCTCACGGTGTGCGCCAATTGTCGGCTAAGCCGGAAGGCTTGGCGACTGGCTGACAGACAGCTAAGGGAGAGGTCCGGCCTCACGGATCTCTCTAGGTATGCTGGCGTGCGATCCGCGCGCCAGCCTAAGATCCCCCTTCGTGAGGGGAATCGCAGGACTATCACAGAGTATATCAATCTCTGCGTCCGTTAGTGTGTCGACGTAAGCGTCGACAGACCCTTGATCAACGATCAGCCGATCATCGGCTGTCGAAATCCCAATACCGTCAGACGAGTATTGGCTCTCAATCCACCGTTTCGGTGGAATGACGAACAAATTTAGCCTCCAATTGATAGAGGCCAAATACTTGCACAGCTTCCAATCAGCTGTGACAACATACGCATCACCGGCCCTTCGCAGGGCTGGCGACTCCAGTATTGTCAGATCGTCTGGCAATAACTCAGAAGGAGGAACGCTTTCGTCCTCCCCGGTTAATACCCACTCTAGAAGCTGCAAAGCTTCTCGATCTCTCTCGAGCATCCTTTCTGCAGGGATGCCTTGTTTCCGACCACCTGTCCAGGTGATTGGAATGGAAACACTCAAAGGGTGTTTCAAGTCGAGAATCCGTTCAACGGGTTCTCTAAGATACCACGTCATTGTAGTATGTCGTGCGAAGAGCATGGAGTTTTCACGCCATGCCTTGGTGAATTCCTTGCAGAGTTCATCCGTGAAGTCCACCGAACCGGTGGCTACGTTTTCCACTGTTGCAGGCACCATCACTGGTGCCTCATCGAATAACTCAGCGAGTTGGTTGAGTTTCGACTTAATTTCGATGTCCGAAATTATGTACTTCTGTATCCGGCCCACAATCCAGGGCTGGTACCACTTCTTCTTCCGTGTTTGGAAGAGGAGATATTCCTGAACTCCCTCCGGGAGCTCAATGTCTT